GCCACGCTCGCTCTCCAGGGATACATATACAGCCTCATCGGCATCAGGTCACCCGGCACCCCACAGACGTCTGCCCCCGCCGGCCGCGCCCCAGGGAACACCTTCCAGCTGCGTTTCGCCGAGCAGGAAGCTTCACACCCTTGGGTAACGCCACTCATCGGAATAAGCAGCCTGGCGATTGTCTCTGGATTTGTTGCAGGGTTTGAATGCTGGCGACGCGGAACCCTCAACCGCCGAGCATTCATCCTGCGCACTCTCGCACACACTGCAGTTACCAGCACGTGTGTTGGGGGCGCCGACGGTGGACCTTTCACATTCAGACCTCGGGGACTCTGGCACAGATCCGCTGCGCCAGAAAAGAGTGTGGTCACACGTTCAGGTGAAATCTTAACGGCAGTTGCTATCCACATCGGGTGGAACATGCTGTGTGGATACCTCGTATCAAACCGATACGCCCTCAACGTCACCCACTCGCAACCGAAGGTCAGCATCGCCGACGTCCCGGTCACCCAGGACATCTGCACCCACGGGCTGCTCAAGCTGCCCAATGTTCTACCTACCGCACGAGACGCCTACGGCAACCCGACGGATGCCGTAACATACGGCACGTGTCGTGTTAGGTGGCACAGGGACGAAGAATGTGTACCAAAGTTCGGGACGCGGGATTTCGGAAGTGTCGAGGGCTTCCGAGCGACTGTGTTCCGTTCATGTTCTCACAACGAGAGAGCCGCCATCTCCGGCCGCGTTATCAAGGCGCTGCCAACGTTGGCCCAGCCCGAGCACGTCATTGAGGCGGAATGGCTGAAGCTAACTGAGAAGGTGTTCGCCTGTTTTGACAAAGTTACCAAGGTCAAGAAAGGCATAAACTTCGAGGAGTGGGTGAACTCCATGCCCCGCTCGAAGCGTGAAATGTACCGAAACATCCGTCAAGGCATTGCGGAGCTGCCCGTGTCAAAACGGCCCACCGTACTTTATGAAGCTCAATGTTTCATCAAGCGCGAGAAGGCTGTTAAACGCGTGCACAACTACATTGCCACATCCCGGAACGACCCCTGTGTCCCCATGGAGGTCGAGGGGCTCAAGGACCCCCGATACATACAGGCCGCTCCGCCTGAATTCACATACTTCACCGGCAGGTTCATACGCAGGTTCGCCAAGAACATGCGTCATGCTTTCCTGCCGAAGGCATACGACCGCTCTGACCTTGCAGCCGGTCGCCATTTTGTGTACACCTGCGGCATGACGAATGTCGGCATTGGCAAAGCACTCGGTGATTGCATCTCGATGATCGCATCCACTCTCCAACCCGGCGAGAGGATCGTTTATCTTGAAGATGACCAGTCGCGCTTTGACATGCA